AAAGCATCTGTAATTGGAGAATCTTTACTACCACTTGTTTGGGTAGCAACCTCATCAAATTCTTCATTTGCTAAATCTATAATATCATCCACTTTATTTAATTCTGTAACCATTGCGTCGCAGGCGGTTTCAAGCTCTCCTGTGTTATCTGTGTATGCCGCTAATTCAGCCGCCTCTGCTTTTGCGAGAACAATCTCAGCCTTAGCAAGAACTAAATCAGCATCTATCTTATCACACACAGCTTGTGTTTCGTCCATTTCTGTTATTATCTTAGCCGCCGCTGTGTTAACAGCTCCCTCTGAGTCTGTTTCACCTAAATCTAACAATGCACTAGATTTATCAAGTTCTACACTACCCTCAACAATCACATTATCAACTTTATCAAATTCAGTACTGGCTTCTACAATAACATCATCAACCTTATCTAGCTCTGTATTAATAGCGGTTAACGCAGTTGCAATGTCCCCAGAGTTATCTGTCTGAGATGCTATTTCTGCGGCCTCTGTTTTAGCTAAATCTATCTCTGCTTTTGCTGTGGCTATTCTTGTATTTGCATTACCCAAAGCTGTTCTTGCGTCTGACACACCAGAAACTGCGTTGTCAGCTTGCGTATTAATTAAATCTAACGCAGTATCTATTTTACTATCATCAACCTCAGATTCAGCTTGAGCCGACTCTAAGACCGCCGCATCAAATTGTCCACTAGCAAGGGTTACAGCAGTATTTATTCTACCTGCGGCAGTTGCTATTGCGGCAGTTGCTGTATCTATACTAGAGTCCACAAGAGTCGCCGCTTCTGCTAACTCCGAAGTTGCTTTATCAAGCTCTGCGTTATCTAACGCTCCCTCTGCGGCCATTTTATCTACTTCTGTATTTGCTAAACCTATTTCTGTTAAAGCACTATCTGCTGAAGAATTAATAATCCCTACCTCTGTATGAACATTATCTGCAATTGACTGAAGTTCATCAAGCTCAGTATTGATAGCGGTCATTGCGGTTGTTATGTCAGAATTACCAAGCTTATCATTCATTCTTCTTTGTAAACCTTTTATAGACCCATATAAAACAACCAGATATTCATATTCATCTGGAAACACACTTATAGCACTATCCCCATGAGCTACAGATGGATACTGAACCTCTGAATATTTACATGATCCACCATCTGGTAATGCGTTTAATTTGTTATTTTCAATATAAAACACAGGATCGGTAATAGATGCATATTGCATATCATATGGGTCAGATGCGCGACCTTTATATAAAGCCTGTATTGGTCTGCAAGGCTGATCAATATCACCATCATTTCTAAATACATGTAATACTTTCCCAGTGTTTAATGTTTCCGCTTCACTTCCCACAGCCGCAGATGTAAAAGTTTGTTGCGCTGACACCAGACTTAACTCTGGTTCAGGCATTAAATTAATAATCTCTTTTGCTCCATCGGTTAACCAGCTAGATAAAGCCGAGTCATCACCAACAGAACCAACCATATCTTCGATTTGTACTTTAAAAGTAGCCATTATACACTCGCTATAAACAATTCAACATCTACTGCATTTGTGCCAGAATCAACTATGATACTAGCTAAATCTTCAAAACTTGAAAATGCTGGAGAGGTATCTGCTTCACCAAGCATAAAATCATCTGGAGTACCAAACATTAAACTGCTACCCGCCGGAACTACAAACTGTGCATTATCACTTGCACCTACCATTGCTACGTTAACACTATTAGAACTATCTAAATTTGTTAACCGTATATATCGTACATCATTTACATCAAATGCTCCATCTGATGTACTTACTGCCGCCGCAAATGTAGCAATAGTTGTATCGCCACTTGCTGGGACGTTTACAATTCTTTTATATATTTCAGCTACGCTAGCAATAGACCGAGTTCTTTTAGAACCATAATTTTGATTATTTAATATAATTTCTTCTTCTATTTTAATTTTTAATGTGCCCGCCATTACTTCTTCCTTTTCTTACTATACTTCTTTTTCTTTTTCTTTGGTGGCCTACCCCTTTTTGATCCGTATGTTCCTTTACCTTGAGGCATTTCTAACCTCCTCAGCTTCTTTAATGTGTTCATCCATTGTCATTCCCCTAAATTCAATGTCGGTTCTTTTACCAGCCTCCGACATCATCCACATGTTTGTGCTAAATTTCTTTTCAGAAGCCCTTTCACCACAACCCCGACAATAAAACCATCGTTCTGGGTTTGGTTTTGAACAGTGAATACAATTATTATCCATAATAAGCAATAACTGAGCCGCTGTCTAATTCTATTGAAGCAAATCTTCCATATATTGTTCCACCTGCTGGGATTTTAAATGTAGCTGGTACAGTACCAGACAACCACGTCACGTCACATTCTGATGTATCCACAACCGAGTCTTCTAACCCCATTACAGCTACAAAAGGCCCCGCTATTTCAGCAGTGCCATCTATTATAATTGCTCCATTTTGTCCCAACTGTGCATTCATACCTTCTGCAACCGTGTAGTTGGTAAATGATTTAAAATTACGTGCCATATTTTCCTCCTGCTCTAAGGACTGGCTGTCCATGAATGAGCTTGTTAATTGTTAAAAAACCTTATGAGATTCGGGGTAAGCCTTTTATTGACCTACCCCACAGCTCTCAAAAACTGTTAATCCTTATATATTCGGATTATGAAGTTTGAATACCATTATTGATACTACTGAATGCTTCTACAAGCCATTCACCACCCCAAAACATTAAGTTAACCCAATCGCCACGCTGTGCGGTTGTGTCTAAAATAACATTTGAGACTTCAGTACCTGCTGTGGAATTCGCGGCGTCGCCGCCTGCGTCTTTATTCACACCACTTATGATAGCGCTTCCTGCGGCAATGGTAATATCAGCAGTCGGGGTTTTTTCCCAGACTATGAATTTGTAATATGTACCATCTTGCCCGGTAGCGGCTGTCGGTAGTGTTATAGAATAAGCTCCATCAGCAGAGTCGCACATAAACACTTTACCACTATCATCTTCGTCTAGTGTTCGTGCGGCACTTATGAATTCAACTTTCTTCTTTAATGCAAAAGAAGAACCACTGTTTTCGTTTAAATAATCAGCTCTCATCGCTATCTCCTTTAACTAATGTCTTCAAAATTATACAACATATGAGATTCAGGTAATGCAATCTCAAGACCTGCTTCGGTCAAGATCATATCTTTACGTAAATCTTCATCAGCTTGTTGTACATTTGAAATTATGTGAGTATCACGATTTAACCCATTACCAACTAGAGGTCTGTAAGCAACCTTGCTCATATCAACTAAACACATTAGACTGTTAGAGAGTCCTCTAAATAAAGGCTCTTTAACAATACCAATTGACCCATGAACCGTATCAACTTTCATAATACTGTGTCCAAAGGAACCATTGACATCTTTATGTGCAATACCTAATTGATATCCAGCCGCATCTGTTGCCAGTTTTAGCGACTGATCAAGAAATCCTGTTGATCCCATTTTATTAAAAAGGGTGATTACAGGAAGTCCTGCAAGTGCAAGCTTCTGGGATTCTCCGCCACGAGCGGGATCCATCAAGACTTCCATATCACCTAAAAATAGGTCATATGTGAATTCTCCACCTGTTACAGTTCTACTGTAAGGGGCGCCAGAAGAATAAGACATTGCTCCACTTGCCGCTGATGGTGCCGCGTTAGCAACAATGTGCCCTACGATACCTTCAGAATATTGGACACCGCTTACACGCGCTCTTTGTCCAAACAACATAGCTCTTTCAATGTCTACCTTGTGTTCTCTTAGTTTTTGATTCCAGACTCGTTGCCATTCATTGGCATATCCTCTATAGTTAGTAGCAATAGCTGTGTTTGTCAACTCAGCCGCAGTTTTGAAAATCTGGGTATAACCAAAATCATCATCAAGACTGTCTGACCATACATCAGGAGAACCAGTACCTTCTTCAAAAGAAGTACCAATAACCTGACACTTGTCGTTGTCTGACATGACGTTATAACCAGTACCATAACTGGAATTAGGTAAAGCGACAATACGTCCTGTAAAGACTGTTTCACTTCCCTGATCAGCTGGGGCAGAATCGATTCTTACAGAGGCGTATGAAACACCTGCCGCAGAATCAAGGGTCTGCACAGCAAAAACCATACCTTTAACAAGGTAATCAACCGAACCACTGCTTCCGTTAGGGGTGTCAACCGTAAACTGGTAAGAACTACCAGCGCTTACAGCTGATTCACTATTAACGTGAGCGGCTAATAGGAATGTCCTACTTGTCCAATCAATCCGCGATCTGTTTTCCAAAAATCGGAATACAGGATCATTCGTTGGTCGCTTCGCTACTTTATTTAGATATACAAAGAACGGTGACTCTTCTGGAGCTAATTCAGCAACGCGATCCCCGAAGTCGTACAATCGTCGTTGATCTGGGGCTTGCCCCACATCAGCCGAACTTGCCGCCGCAGTAATTGCGCTACTCTTCAATGTTCCGCTAGTAATAGCCATTTTTATCTCCGTGAGTTACTTTATTATTAAAATACCGTTTTATCCCCCACGCTCATTACGCTATCCCAAATTTTATCATCATCTGATTTTGTTTGAGGTGGCGCACCTTGTATAGCGCCGGGGCTTCTTGGAGCATTTTTTGCCGCATTAACCGCCTGAGCTGTATCATTAACCACTCCGCCTTTATTGACGTCGCGATATAGTTTTACAAGATTAGGCAAACCTACTTGTTCTTTCGGTTGTGTAACAAACTGCATAAAATTATTTACATCATCATCAGAGAATTTGTACGTATTACGCAATTCATTAACCGTGTTATTGTAGGTCATTTGTTCCGACATTTGTTGCTCCTGCCTTTGTAATGCCTGACCCACAACTTGATTCGTTAGCTCCAATTCCTGTTGCTTGCGAAATTCATATGATTGTGAACCCGGCTTGTAGTAGGCTTCCCAAGGGTTAAAGTCCTCTTCTGGCAGTGCTGGTTTAGATTCCTGTTGCTTTGCTGGCGCTCCGTTGATGTTGCTCTGCAATAGATCAACTAAGTCTGGGCGAGATTCTAGTAATTGTCCCAAGGGCTCTAATTGCTTCAATTTACCATTATCGGCATACGCACGATCATACATTGATTGAAACTTTTTAGCCTCACTTTCCCAATCTATTGCTTGCTCAACAGCTTCTTCAGCCTGCATTGCTTCATTATCTGTTTCATTGACAACCTGATCTATTACTTCAGTTTGTCCTTCTTCACCACTGACAAATTCGGTAGTGGCCTCTGTCTGTGTAGTGTCCATTACGACTCCTTTTCTAGATGTCTCTAAGCATTAGGAGTAGAACCGGGTTCCTGCATGGAACCAACCAATTTCTCCGCTTCGAGCTTCACCTCGCTTTGTAGTTTATTTAATTGAACCCTTCTATCAGCTTTGGCGTCTGATGCAATTTCCGATAGTCGAGATTTAAACTTTTCAACCTCGACACGTTTTCTATCATGCACAGACTCCCTCTGGGCAGTCTGGAGGTCGCCCTCCAAATTCTTTATTTGTTCTTCCATAGCCTGAACCTGTTGCATTAATTGCTGGCGTTCTTCAGTTCTACGTAAGATACCTTCTTTATCAAATATTTCTGGATTTTTCTTCAATACTTCATATTTATCTACTATTCCTAATTGAAATGCTTCCAGATAAACAGAAAGCTCTGCCCACTTACTGGTTGGTAAACTAGACCCGGGCTCTATGCGAATATCATGCTGAGAAAGATTGTGTTTATCTTTCTTCATGTCTAAGATAGCGTTTTCGGTACTATCATAGAAATTCGCCATTGCTTCTGTAACATCATTGTTAGCTTGCACTAACCTAAAAATCTTTTTATATGTGTAATGTCCTTTACAAAAATTGTATAATACTTTTCCCAACCTGTTAATACTAAACTCAATATCTCTCAGTTTTGATTTTGGTCTTTCTGTCCCTAATGCAATCATACGCTCTGTACCACGCACTGTCTCAGGAGCTTTTTCTGTAAAGCCGTGCATCATCTCTGGTAATCCAAATGTAAAATCAATATAATGTTCACACTGTTGGATTAGCTTGTAAAACTCTGATGCTAATGCTTGTGGTGCTGGATAATGAGGCTCTCCCTGAGAACTATCTACTTCAATAACTGCATTTGGATTTGCCCAATCTTGCTCTAACTGATTAATATCATCCACACTACCTAATGGCACTAACAGTTTTAAACCAGCAGAAGCTTGAGCGTGAGACAAAGCTAATGACCATAGTTTATTTAACAGTCTTTGCATTGGCCTAGCTCTTGATACGTCTGATTTAGGATATGGAGTTTCTGTCCAAATGTTAGGCAAAGGCACTATAGGATAACAATCTGTATGTAGAATTGCTTCATATAATACAATCTGTCCCATAGTAGCACATACTTTAATTCTTGATTGTTGTACTGGTATTACTTCGTATTGACTGCTCTCTACGCGTTCACGATTATCTTCGATAAATTGCATATACTCTTCTTCATCAAAAATAACTTCTTCACCTGATTGCATATCAATTACACGATAGTAATCCACTTTTACTTTATAAAATCTTTCCAGTATTTGAAATTTTTCTCTATGGTATAGATCGCTATCTTTTACCTCAGCTGGTGTAAATACTGTTTTTGAATTTTTATTTTGAGCGCTTGGGTAATCTTCTTCGTTGTATGCATCTAACTGCGAAATAATACCCGGTACTTCTTCTCCAGACTCTTCATCTATTTGAGGCCCTAATTCAGGGTAGAGGTTGACGACCTGCTCACCAGTTAATATGGTAGAGAGGATGACGCCTTCGGCGTCGTCATACCACCTGTTTCTGGTGGAAGGAGAGACGTATACCCGAAAAGGGTTAACATAAGTGAACTTGACGTCACCCCTACCGAAGTCTGACTCAGGGTCTATATATGCATATAAATAACCCATTCCAGTAATTGCATAATCATGTATCGCTTCTTTTAATTGCCAATCACCTTGTGAGTTTTCCCAAATATAGCTCATTACAGTACGCCACAGTGTTGCTATCTTTACATCAGAATCTTCACGTGGGGTTACTGTAAAAGCTGGCGGTCTTGAAGTTAGTACCGCTTTAAATTTTTCAATTGCTGGCCCGATTCTATCCATCGGCACATCTGCCTGATTGCGAGCCTGTAGTTCATCTGACTCATCACTGGTAAAGTGATTACCAAGAAAGAAGTCAATATCATAACGAGCTTCTGTATCCCAGTCTGCTCTTGAATCCCGCCATTGGCGGTATAATTCTTGATTATAATCTGCCCTATAATCTGATTCTAAAGGCATTATATTCCTTCAGCGCCTATTTGTTGTAATAACGCTTTTCCAATTAAACCTTGCATTTGAGGTGGTAATGCATCGGGGTTTAGTCCCAATCTTTGATACATAAACCTGTCGCGCTCACCAATTGGTGTTCTCATTCTACCAAAACTTTTAAGATAAGGTATTATTGTCATTGCGTTTTTAGGAACTTCTTTTCCACCATAACTATCAGATGGTAAGTTTTGCAATTTTTCTGGAACTGATTCGTTTTCCGGCGAATAATCTGGTGATTGTCTACGGTTTTTAATGTCTGACTCTCTTATTATAGGTGTTCTAAAATTACTCTGGTCAACTTGAACCGTTGGCATATTCCCAGAAGATACTTGTCCACCACCCTGATAATGAGGAACGGCGGAATTACCCATATTATTCATTTTTTGTAACAGTAAAGAATCTAATGCTCTGCTCTCCATACCAGACATTTTATGCTTTGCCATCTCTGGCCCCATTCTCATATATATGCCGTATAAATCTTCTGCGGATCGCATATTACTCATTTCCTCCGCTGGTGCTGATAAACTTTCCGGTAGTGCATAACCAGCGTCGCCCATCATTTCCGCTCTTTGTAATGCTTTTTCATACTTCCCTACTTGCCCACCTTCTTGCTTATTTATTCCTAATCTTTTTAAAAAACCACTTACTTTAGATGGTTTATCGAAATATCCTTCTACCATAGCTTGTGGTATTGAGTCTGCTGGAGAAAACGCCATTTTTTGACGAGCATCAAAACTTGCTCTATCAATAGCTAATTCTGGTAAAGCACCCATACGCCCTTCTCCTAAATAATATCTGTCTCCACCTTCTCCACCAACTTCACTTGCAGGAACAGACATAATCGTTCTCGCTAAACTAGGATCATCAAAATTTAATTCTACAGGTCTAGACCCTCTAATTGTTTTAACTTCTCCACCATTTTGCATATTGCGGGTAGCGTCTACTCTTTGTCGTACTGGGGAATCAGAAATGGGTAAAGAAGCAAACTCATTTGCTTCTATTTTTTGTGGAACATTTTCTGGAGGTAACATATTAGCTAGGGTAGATTTTACCATAAGCATATTAATTGATTCGTGGGCTTTCCCCTCTTGACCTAAAGCAAAATTGTTTTTTGAATAGTGGCGCGGAACCATGTTATTCATATATTCTAACATAGGCCCAAATGCGGCAGTCGCATTACTATTGACTACAAACTCTCCGGAAGTTTCTTTTCCGTTTGGAAGTTTCATTCCGGGTTCTGCGTTTATTGAAACAGTATCTCCGGGGAGATCGTTATTTCTTATAACGTATTTACTCATTTAGCCGTAGCCAAATTTAAATACTTCAGGTAGTGTGGCGTGTCCTTCATGTATGTGGTCGTATTTTATATAATAAAATACTGAGGGTAAGTTATACAGAGGAAATTATATTTACAATATAATTTAAGGAAAAAGCTAAAAAAATCTTATATTATTAGAAATTACGTGATCCAGTTATCCAATTATAAGTTTTTTTAAGTGTAAAATCGCGTTTTTTATCTTCTTTCGTTTCAATCTCATCTTTTGACATCTTCTGAGATTTTGGTGCCCTCGCATAGTAATCTGCATAGTATAGAGCATCCATAATGTCATCATTACGTGGTTTTGGGTGTTCAAAGAGTTCGTCAACCAATTCTGTCATATGTCTTTGTAGGTACAACTTCTTTGAATTAACGATAGGCCCGAGTGTTGTTTCCAGTCTATCTTCCTTTTTAATTCTTGCTGGCGGCTTCACTCCTTTGAAAATACCGGGAAGTAGCCTTTTTTCGTTGGCGCTCATTCGTGTCACCATATCTCGCACCATTTCTTGGGCGGCAACAGTCTCAATAGTTACTCTCCTTACTGGAGAATACTTCTTCGCCATGTCTATAATTTTTTGCGGAACGTCAAATGTGGGTATTCTTTCTCTAAAGTAGTCAATGACATACCTATTATTGTTCGCATCAATACCCATAACCAGTATAACCTGAAAATCTGAGGTTGCTGTTGCAGTAGCGGCTAAGTCAACTCCAAGATATACATTAATAGGAATTGCGTCTTCCCCTTCAATAATGTAGTTAAACCCACCTTCATTCTTAAATACACCATTGTAGTATTGAATTCTATCAATTTTAAAGGAAGCGTTAGATATATCCCTTGCATCGTTCATATACTCCTGTGCAAACTTATTAACCAGACCCGCTTCGATAAACTCGCGTTTCTTTCTATCTAGCTTTTCAAGAGAGAATTGTTCTGGCCAAATAGATTTACCATCCTCTACTGCCCGATGAAAGACCACATCCCAAGGATAACTGCGATTGTCTTTCATTGCATTCTTATATCCGTCACATACCATCTGTAAAAAGCTGTCATAATGAACAATAGTACCCGCCAACCATATCCACCCTTCATTTCCGGGGGTTTCTTCTAGCGCGGGGTATACCGTAGATACTACCCATTTCTTAATTTCCGCTCTACGTTCTGGGGTTTTGGTGTTTAATTCAGATTCAAAGTCATCCAATACAATACCAGTGTAACGCACATCTACTTCTGCCCTACCTCTTAACCTCTGCGATGTACCCTTTGCAATAACACGATCCCCTTTTGGGGTTACAATATCTTTCTCTGTCCACCTCTTTCCTGCTCTTCCACCATCCATATTGCCAAAGTAGTACTTTATTTTCTTATTTACTTCAAAATGGTTTCGTAAATACTTTAAGTGATCAATAGACTGACTTTGTTCTTCAGACACCCATGCAACAAAATGTTGTTGGTTTTCCCCTGAAAAGCATAGTTTATGCATAATTGCCGCTTTAGATAATATAGACTTGCCAAAACCTCTCGGCATTATAATACAAGTTCTCCCTCCCGGGGCGGTACTAATTAATTTTTTAGAAACGTCAAAGTGAAAACTGGGGGAAGCGGACTTATTTAAGAAATCGCGGGGTAAAAATGCACGACCAAAGAATACAAGGTCGGTATATGCTTTTGCCAATATCTCATCCCGCTCTGCCATTAAGCTGGGAGCGGGGTTAATATTGAAGTTTGTTATGTCGTTATTGTCGTTTACGTCTTTAACAGTTTTAATCATCCCAACTCACCGGATAATTTTCTATTAACCAATCTCTTATTTGCGGCTCAACAACACTGTGAGTTTGATATTCGTCTGTCCCCGGCGTGTGATATAATTCATCTTCTGCGTGCTCGTCCCCTTTTCCCAACAGCAAGTCTTTTCTAGATTTATATTTAGAATATTGCTGAGGGTCGGTAAATCGTAACCCATGAGCAAATTCAGAAACAGCCATATCTGGATCACCACCACCCCAAGGTTGTTCTGGAATATATACAGTATCTAAGTTAAACAATTTATCCATCAATGCTTTTGGGGTTTTCTTTGCATAGTGCCATTCAGCTCCAGATGGTATATATGCGGCATGTCTTTCTCCATGAGTTCTTACAAATGGAGAACCAGACTGTCTCCAAAGTTCTTTTAACCCTTCTGCGCTAACTTGTGACAGTTCACCCCTTTTTTCCTCGCGTAAATGAGGTGAGCCGGGTTTTATACCAAAACTAAATAATTTACCGCCAAGAGCATCTTCATAAGATTCTTCTGGTGAATAATACAGCTTGTCTAAAATAGGGTGTTTTTCTGTTATCATACTTAAAAAATTAGCGGCCCTTTCTCTAAGACGCTTTTTTGTCCCTCGCAACTGAGGTGTTTCTTTTACTTCCCCACCCTCTTGATACGATTGTAAGCTTGCGCTAGCTATTAGTTTATTTATTGCGTGATGGGCTTTCATAGTAAAAATTCACTTTTAATGTTTTTGGGTATGATATGTGGAAAGGGTAGGCATAACTGGTAGTATCTGGATTATAATACATTATTCACTCGCCTCTGGTAATAATCCCTGTTCAAAAGCTTTTAGCTTTTCTTTTGAGAAACCAGTAAACTCTTGTATCAATGCTACCGATTCTGATTTCTTTTCGGTATTCAATAAGCCTGATATCTTCATTAATGTCTCTAATGCTCTTAATTTATCTCCATGACGTGCTTTTCTACTATCTACTACACTTTTCATTTCTTCTAATAGATATGTTTTACTAATACCTAAATCATCTAATAACAATTCTATTTCTTTATCTACCATAGTTCTTACTCTCTTTTCTCTTAATAATGCCATTGATCTATTACGTGCATAATCATAATCGTTGGTTTTAAAGCAATTAAGGTAGGCATTTACAGGTTTTGCGCCCATTGCCACCATTTTTGCAAAATTCTTTTCTCGTATTGTAGTAATCTTCTTTTTCTTATAATTAACAAAGCAGTATACATTTTTCGCGGGTTCCCCTAATAACTTGGTATATTTCCCTGTAGAAGCAGTACCAAGCAATGTTCGCACAAAATCATTCGTTTTGTTATTACTTACACTAGTATCTTTCATGTTCCACCTGTGAATAATACTCATTACCTTTCCATCATCTGATTTAATCCATTCCCCAATCTGTGCTTCCCGCCACTCGGGTACTATTTTTTCATCAGGGTGGTACTTACGAAACTCTTCTTCGTCTTTGTATAGTGTATACTCTACTCCCTTTACTTTCTTTTTATGCAAGTTATGCCTCTGCTTCGGTTTCAGAAGTATACAATAGTACCGGAATATCCATTTCATCTATGATAATCAGCATTTGCATAATATACTTGTAATCACCTGAAGATTTGAATTTATCAGATAAGTCCTTTAATATTTCAATGGAAGGCCCTAATTCTAAAGAACGTTCATAATCGTATAAATCCATGATAGAATATAGATAGCATATAACTATTTTATCAATCATTAATTTTTTTCTTGACAAATGGCTTATATAACAATAAATTCAACCGTCCGTTTCAGGACGATACTATTGTAATAATACTATTAATACTATTAATATTACTATTATAGTACTATATAGTAATATAATACTATTATAATATTAATTAATATTAATCCCCACTATAACTATATATAGTTACTATAGTAATAAATAGTATTATATAGTACCGCCAGAAAAATGAAGTAAGTAATCCCAATGTCATAATGACATCATACTTCTCTACCACCTAAAATTACCAAAAATTTTAAAAAAATTATATAATTATGTGCGTGTCTCTTTTATTTTGGCGGGCTCCCCCCTCAATCCCTTTTCAGGTTGAGATTTTGGGATTGAAAAACCCATATTGAAATATATCTGGTTGAGATCAGGACTCCTTTCAAGGTAGTAATTCAGATAATAAAACGTAAATATCAAATACTAAGTGCAACAATATCAACAGTTACAAGAAAATGGAACTTTTTTCACTTCTCGAGCGTAAGAATAGTAATTGCTATTTGACAATTACTTATTCGCAATGATGCACAGCATCGGATAGGGCTCTAATTCTGACCTGAAATAACCTCCCTCAGGGGCGCAAGGCGGGAGGCAGAAGAGGAGATAAGACATCCTTAGGGACAGTGTCTAGATGTTGGTTATAACTTATAAACAAGGAGTACAAAATGATAGTAGCAAACACACCAGAACAGATAGAGATGTTCCGTCTCTTAGCAATGAGAGGCGCTCTCAAGTTAGAACTTGTAGGGATGCAGAGAAGAGGTCAATCGGTCTACTCTCTCATTAAGCAAGAGTTCGGATTTAAAGGCAATAAACAAAAGGTCTTAGATCAGTTCGAACTCTTCATAAAAGAGAAAGGCGGTTTAAAATGAATGAATTATCAGGATTAATGAACGCTTACAGATCGTGGGACTATTATGATTTTATAGAGAAGTTCTTTATAAATCGCTTCCCTGATGTTAAAGATAGAGCAACCACTGTTGATAATGGCCTTGACAGGTCGTTATATTGGGAAGATGTCTATGCTAGAGAGAAATGGCAGAAGTTCCAAAAGAACCCAGTTATTTATATGTGTAGTATGGACAGCATGACTCTAAAGGCCTTTAGAGAGGCCATCACAAAAGAGATCAACCATCCTTAATCAATAACCAAAAAGAGGGCGGGGCGAAAGCCTCGCTCTCATAAAGGAGTAAAAATGGAATATAATGACTTACTTGAAGTATTAGATAGTGAGTATTCAAACCACCCAGAAGTTAAAGTAATAACAGATACTTTAGAGGGAACACTACCAAAAAGGCAAAAACCATTAGCACATATGCATTGGTTAGAGTTTGTCTTAAAATTTGGTAGTTGTGGTGCAAAAGGCCTTATTGGCTTTGTTCAATTCTACAAAGACCATGACAAGGTATTATCAGAAACTATCTGCCATGATATATTCGGTAGAAATGATCTTTGTTTCTTGCCGAGATCATCTGGCTATGATAAATACTATAAAGGAGTACAAAATGCTAACTAGAAAGCACTTCAGATCAATTGCTAGTATTTTAGACGATTTCAGCGATAATATCGATAAGCAAGATATTGTCGAAGCTATGTCTAGATACTTACAATCGCAAAATAGCAGGTTTCAAGCCGTAAGGTTTGAGGATGCTTGTTATCGTAGCGATGTTTAATAACCAAAATAGGGGCGTCCTTCGGGGCGCCTCTTTTTTTTGTCCATTTTCAAATTTTATACCGCGAATTCACGTAATTAGAACAGCGCTAAAAACCATTTTATACGCGCAATTCACGTAACTAGCTAACATCATATATATTTTATATGCTCAATTCACGTAGCTAGATGCTAGTATATATATTATTCGGTCAATTCACGTAATTAACTCTTAAATAACGTAAATTCACGTAATTAGCTCTAATTTGGCTATTATGGAGAGATAATTCACGTAACTAGCTTGTATTAGCCTAAATCAATAAAACACGCTTAAAGGTATCAATTACCATTTAATTATATTATATATAAATAAGCACTAACAAGAATTAAAACAAGGCGCGGTTTTTTATACTTTTATTGCACCTAAATAAATAAATATCAATTATTTTGAAACTTTTTTTAATCTTATGCATTTACAGAGTAACAAACAAAATAAAATAAAGGATTTTAAAATGAAATTAACTAAAAATAATATTGGTAAATCTTACTTCGATCCCACAGTTAAAGGCGATCTAGTTGCAATTACATTTCAAAATATGAACAAAGGTTATTTAACAGGCAATATTGACATATGTAGCAATTCTGGAGAACCTCAAAGAATGTACGAAGTTGAAGGAATTGGCGAAGTGTGGGAATGGTGCTTAATTTGGATTAATAAATAATAAAATAAAGGATAATAAAATGAATAAACGAATAACATTAACAGGAAATATGGTAGAAATACCAATAGAAAATAATTATAATGGATGGACTAATAGAGAAACTTGGTTAGTTAATCTATGGTTAAATAATGATCTTGATAGTTATAATTATCGTATGGAATCTATAAAAGATATCCATACTGACATATCTGAAGTCGAAATAGCATTAGAAAATATGGTTTTAGATATATATAAACTTGCTAATAATTTGAAGCGTTTTAGCAAGTCAAATGATGATGCTTATACTAGTAATGGATTAGTCAATGATTTACCAGAAGACTCTCTAAATAAAGTAAATTGGAATGAATTAGCATTACACTATATAGAGGAAATTAAAGAGGTAACAAAATGAACTTATTAACACAAAATAGTAAACTTAAAAAGACGTCTAAACATTTTAATAAGCGAGTATTTAATTTCGGTTTACCTGCTTATAAATCTAGTACCGGCAAGGTAGTTTGTAGAATGGCAGACCAATGCATAAAATTTTGTTATGCTAAAAAAGGTGCTTATATATGGTCTAATGTTGCACCTGCATTTGAAAAACGTCTAAAAATATCCATGCAAGATAATTTTGTAGATTTAATGATAGCGGAAATAAAAAAGAAAAAAGTTGATTATGTACGTGTACACGATAGCGGAGATTATTACGACAAAAGATATTTAGCTAAATGGTTTAAAATAGCTGAATTATTGCCAAATGTTAGATTTTATTCTTATACCAATGAAGTTGGAATGATTAAGAATTTAGAATTCATACCTAAAAACTATGATTTTATATTTTCTGATAGTGGTAAACAAAGAGATTTAATTAACAAGAAAACAGATAGACATACTAAAATATTTAGCAATCTAGAAAGTCTTAAAAAAGATAAATATGCTAATTGTAGCGACTATGATTTATACGCGACTAAATGGTATGATGATACTAAAAAAGTCGGTCTAATCTATCATTAATAACCAAATAAGGAGTAATTAAAATGAAACAAAGTAAACTAAATAAAAAAGAGTATAAAAAAATAGTTTGGGACATAATAAAAAATGATCTTAAAAAAGTAGTACTAAATGTGGAAAGTAAGCCAAAAACTACACAAGATAATTATGGAGACTATTTACATGTTCTAACCAATTTAAAACCACAAATAGGATTAGACATTGCTAGATCATTATTAATTAAAGCTGGTGGTAATGAAAACGGAATTAATTCAGCTTGTAGAGTAATTACAGGTAACTAAAATAAGGAGTAAATAAAATGTTAGATTATACAAGAATAGTAAAAGATGATTACGATCAATTACAGGAAGATTATAGATTAATAGAGGAAGTAATAACTGATCTTGAAAGTGAATTAATGAGAGCTAGGTTTTTTATATTTCTTAGTGGAATGGTGGGTTTTGTACTGGGAATATATTCAGCTATTTTAGTACTATAAAAAATATTTGGGAACTTTTTATCATGTACGTAGTTATATAGGTATGAACAAAATAAATAAAGGTAACTAGAATGAATAATGTATTAAATGTTAGAACGTGTAAAGATTGCAAGGTTACAAAGAATATTAGGGAATTCCCTCTAGCGAAAACCCCAAATGATAAAGATTCTAATGGTAATCCATATAGAAGATATATTTGTGGCGGTTCTAAAGGTTGCTATTCTAAAAAGAAATGTGAGCAACGTAGAATAAGAACTAACGAGAGAAGATTTGATATCAAAAACGACTTAGCTTGTGAAATGTGTACATATTCTAAAGAACGTGATGGAGAGTATTTTGTTACTGATAACCTACAATTCCACCATCACGAAGATAATAAATCGTATAATATAGCTGATATGTGGAATATGCCAATAAAAAGAATTAAAGAAGAAATAGCAAAGTGTACTGTACTGTGTATCCTATGTCATGGGTTTGTTACAGCGCAAGAAAGAAAAGGAGTAAATAATGAGTAAACTATATAAAAATGAACATCAAACGTTTAATAGTGCAATGGACATACCTACAGGATGGATTCAGATAACTAAACCCGATCCATTAGAGGAGTTAGAGTTCGCAGTAGAACAACTGGAGAAACGTAATAAAAAATATGCAATTTGCGACCATAGAGACGGAAGAGTTTCTGTGTGGGTAAAGAGAGCATAAAGGAGAGATAAAATGCACATGATAATTAGAAATATAGTCTATGCTACTTCAAAACAGGAAGCACTAGACAAAGCAGAGGGTAATATGTATTATATGATAGGAGATGATGGTAATGCACCATTTGATTACTATTCTACATTTAATACTGGTGCAAATAGCTACTGGGGAGACAGATACAAGCCAGTATCTACGATTAAATCAAAAGAAGGAAGAAAACTGGTATGTGATGGATGGAGATCAACATTGCAAGAAATGCGTAGACACGTAAAAGCAGTAAAAAAGCATTTTAGAGGAAAAAGTCCAATTAATTTTCTAGAATCTAATTACTTACAATATCATTTAAGTCAATTAGGCGAATACAGGGGATCAAGTTGTTGGTTATATGATGATGATGGAGAAGGTATCAAAAGAAGAAAACACTTAAACAATGTATTAAGTAAATGGGACGAAATGTACAAAGTAAAGGGAGAAGTAAATCCACATAAGAATGATAGTATTTTTGTAGTACCCGCAGATGTACATTTCTAAAAAAAACCAAAATAAGGAGAGTAAAATGAGTAAAATAAAACAAGTGACGTATGACTTCATTGTTAACAGTTTTGTTACCCTCGATGCCCCGATTGGCACTGATCCCACATCTTTATTAGAACAGGCTCGTAATAAGTTTTTAAAACAAGCGACAGTGTATGATATTGAGTTGGCTTTTGAAGCTATTTATGACCGCGAAAATGAAACTTACGATGAAGATTGGGAAAATTATGGAAATAAAATAAATAATGAAAAATAATGAAAAATAAATTTCTCGTCGGTAATGAAAAAAAATTGGAACTTTTTGAAACCTAGTGCGTATAAGAGGCATGAACAAATTACAAAAAAACAAAAATGGATTGCGATCATATAAAATAATGATAAAAAATAATTTATTGACGACAAAACAATTATTTTCAATTATTTTGAAACCAAATCGTTTTTTAATTGTATAATAGATATGACTCACAAAAATAAAAACGAAAAAAAAGGAGTAAATAAAATGAAAGATAAATATCCATATGAAGTTTTATTATTAGGTAAGAACGCACCTTATTGTAGAGACTTTGAGAGTGATCTTGAAGACTGTGAATCTGATGGTGAAATGCACTGGTGGGAAGAAAAAACACCACTTCAAGTTATCGATGCAGTAAAAGAAATGCACGATAGATATAATGAAGGTTCGGGTTGGACTTGGGCGGAAGATGAAAACGCTAAAGAGCAACAGAAACCACTAAAGATATTATTAGCACACGCTAAAAGACAATACAAGAAACATTTTATGGGAAAGTAAAATGAAAGAGCAGAAAGAAATTTGTAGTATATGTGAAGGTGACTTCGACTTAGATGGAGAAGGTGGTATCACTGGCGATCTAGGTATGCTACCAGTTGCTTTCTGTCCATTCTGTCTAAGCGGAGTAACAGACTTAGCAGAACAACTAAGAGAAGGAGAAGAAATGGATAGAGAATTAGCAAGATATATAGCTAGTTATGTAAATGAAGAACTGGAACGTAATAACAGTATTGATAGAAATACAATTATGTATGCAGTTGATGCTTTTAATGGGGGTGCTAGATAATGGATATAAACATATTAAAGGAGATAGTAGATATGAGTAAAACTGGGGAACACTACGAAGAACTTAGAGAGTTGAATAACTGGGATGATGCAGATAGACATTATGAAGATGGGCAGGTAGAGAAGTATTATAAAGAGAAAAAAAGGGAGAGAGATAATGATAAAAGTAAACAGAACAAAAGCGATTGAACTTATAAAGGATACGAATGGAAAAATATTTTCCGTTGGGTTCTATAAGAAAGATAGGTCTTTTCGTGAAATGGTGGCTCGTTTGGGTGTATATTCCCATAGGAAAACAACCAATAGAAAGAGCTTTGCCCATAAATTAGACAACAGTTATGTACTGGTATTTGATATGCAAAAAAGAGAATACAGAATGGTAAATCTAGAGACTCTGAAGTATATCAAAATGAATGGAAGAGAGTACGCAATCTCATGATTACCATAGCTAACTGGATCAGCAATCTAATGATTCTTTCTGTTTCATTGCTATTTTTAGCAATAGCACTATTCATAATATATCTTGTAATTAGTACGATGTTTCGCAAATGAAAAAAGATAAAAAGGATGTATTGGTAGCGTTAGCAGATAAGATACTGGCAATTAATAATGACAGATCATTAGATAGAAAAATGTTAGCAGTGGTAAGGAAACATTTAAAAAAAGCAGATGAAATATTGGAAGATATAATTAATAATGAGGATTAGGAGAAAAACGAATGTCGAGTAATATATACGATTGGCAACACAAAAAAGAATGGCAGTATAAAGGAATAACTGATCCAGAATATATAAAAGATAGAGATAAACTATTTAAGGAAAATGGTAATGGTTGGTGGTGGGGTTGGCATCTAGTACCGCCAAGTAAAAGACCAATTGATCTATGGCGAGGTAAAACATTTGAACCAAAACCAAGAAATAAAAATAAATGCAGAAAATAATTAAATATCCTTATATGATTAGTTTTCCAGATATAAATGAATCACAGTGGACAACTTGGTTTATAAAATCTGAAGAAGAAGAAGCGGAATTATATAGAGTGTTGCCAGAATACTTTGGGAAAAAACCTAAGAATATAAGGAAATACAGAGCAAAACCTAAAGATATTAAGATGGTAGAGGATTATTTTAAAGAAAAGAAGATTGTTGACCCAAAAGCAAACGCAGAATTATTCTATGCTCACTATGAATCAGTGGGATGGTTTAGAGGTCGGTCAAAAATTAAGAACTGGCGGATGTGTGTTAAGAACTGGGATTTTAAATCTTCAGATGAAAAAGCGGAGCAGGAATTACAATGGAAAATGGACACTTCGGGATTCTTTTTAGGATACTGTGGTGCTTGCGGGAGTTTACAGTCATATAATAAGTGGGAGATTAAAGAAGATTCTAGGTGTTGCAAAGCAGAAATATTAAAAAGAAGAAAAAGTGTGGAACTTTCTAGCTAGATGTGCATTAAAGACTACATGAAGAAAATTAATAAAGGGACTCGGTTGATCTACTGTTTTTTTGTTTTATGTTCATTTTGTATCCTTAAAGTAGACAGTGAATTAACACCTATGCCGAGTCCTTTAAAATATGGGGCGGTTAATGCCAGAGGGAGTCGACATAAAACAAAACCTCAAAGTATAAACGCAAGAGCAGTGAAAATCTGTAGACCGCCCCATAATATATATGAGCCTCTTCTCGGAGAGAACCGAGACGTGGGCGAGATTCTAGACTCCACCCTAATGCAAAACCCGAGGCTCATATGATTATTTTTATATTAATATTAATGGCTAGTTTTATTACTGTGTATCCACTTGGTATGTATTTATGTTATTACCATGACGAGGTTTGGGTAACAGTAATATCTGGAGAACCAAACTTTAGTGGGTATGTAACGTACTATCATGTTGGTGATAAATTTAGAGTACAGGAGAAGAAGAAATGAATTTTATAATTGGTGGAGAACCATCAGAAAAACAATGTCCTAATTGCGAAGAACAATTAGTATGGCAAGAGTATGGAAAAGATGATATTGTTGAACTTGGTCTATTGTGCGAAAACAATGAAGAGTGCGATGGCTACGAACTATTGCCAGAAGAGTTATAAATATGCGGGAATACCTAGCATCCAACCTCCATGCCTACAACTATCATGGATGTACCTCCTTAGCTGATAACAGGGATATTCCCGCATAAATTTAAGGAATCGAATATGTCAATGGATGTATATTATAAAGAGCAAACAGAAGATATTCCTGAGATAGAAGTGGAAATAATACTGGTTCTATCTAGGTATGAAGGTGGAAATCTTTCGTCGCCGTCAGCAAGGAAGGAAATAGCACGCGAGTTACATCGCATGTTATTAAGTAAGAATTATGTTAAACGACAAAAAAGAGATAGTGGAGTTTGATGTGTACATAGACTATTGTCCAACATGTACCACAGATAAAGACGACCCTATCTATCTAAAAACATATGGGGAAGAATATAAAGAAATAATGTCATCCACCGTTAAAATGGATTGGTTTATGAAATGTCCGAGGTGTGAACAATTGTTTGACGGTGGTGATCTTTATGTAGAGAGGAATAATGGATATAAAAGCAGAAGTAGTGTTGAAGAACATTCGTAAAGAAGTTCAAAAGATACGAAATAAAAATAGGAAACTAAAGAACCATCCCTATGCGGAGAATACAATGGTGATGGTGGGTCTATTAAGAGCCATTGAGATCGTACAGGAGCTAAGAGATCGAGAAATGGAAAAATTAATAGATTGGAATAATAAACAGAAAGAGTTAGTTTCTAACTAAATATGGTTAGAAACATTAATAATAAGATTGAAAAATATAGACCGTAATGTACAAGAAAAAGTACACCTTCCTTTCTGTTATCGGTCAAGTGTAGGGTAGGTTTTATGGTTTCCTACCCTGCGCTTTAAAACTAAATAAACTGGAGAGACAATGTTAAATAAAAGTAAAGCAAGAAAAGCATTTCATAATCGTGGTATCCAAATTAGTTCAGATACTACAAAAGCTATTGAACCCTATGCTCGGAAATTGATAGAGTTCGCCGCAGATAACGCGGCTAACAGAGGGATCAAACGCGTCACTATAAACAACCTTCAAGACCTCATCGTTTTAAAAAACATAGATCAAATAATAGATTTTAATTCCACAGACCTAAAAAACAATGATTGATGTAGCAGACTTATACGATAATTACATATTAGATTTACGCGATAAACACTTTGGTAAAAGATATGAAGGTAAAGAGAGTTGGTATCATGCATCTGGTGCGGGATTATGCATGAGAAAACACTACTTTCAAAGTGTAGAAAAGTTAGAACCCACTGAAAAAGATAGCGGTACTATGCGTTTATTTCGTCTTGGTGACCTCGTGCATGAGGACATACAATTCGCCTGTCAAGAATACGCCCGCAAAAATGGTACCGCTATTTATGTTGAAAAAGAAATAGAAATACCTAGACTAAATGTTCGCAGTTGGATTGACCTGATGATGATTGATGACAATAGATTATATGATATAAAAACATGTAATGACTGGTCGTGGAAAAGCATGTTTGGTAAATATGGTAGCGGTAAACCAAAGGAAAATTACTGTTACCAGATGGGAACATATGGACTATATTTTAGAGAGATAGGTCAAGATGTAGATAGTATGGCATTGCTATTCTATAATAAAAATAATTCTCGAATGAAAGAGGTGGAAGTGCCTTTGGAATATATAGACAGTGCTGAACAATATTGGAATATGTTAGCTGAATATATAAAAGAAGGAGCACCGCCTGTTGATTTCGGAACCTCACCAGTAGAGGAGTGGGAATGTAATGCAAAGTATTGCTCATTCTTTGAGCCTTGCGGTGGTGGAATAAGTGGTAGAGAGAAAAATAAAAAAGGAACTGAACTATGAGTCAAAATAGTGAACCCGATTGGGATAATATAAACAGAGGAAAAGTTAGACACTTTTTTGCACTGGAATTATATAAGCACAAACTAAAACACAATGAAAAGGTTTCTCTAAGACCTTCAGAAAAAGGAATAATAGAAATGTTTGTTGACTATGTAATGAATGGTGACGATGAAAAAGACGAGAGTATATCAGCGCGGTTGATGCCTAAAAAGGAATGTGAGTCTATAATAGTTGGTGATTCTGGTAAAAAAATATCCGCTGAACAACATACACGTGCCGTAATACATTTAGAAGCACGCGGACTAAAAGATTCAGACTTGAATAAAGTCTTGGATGCATTGGATGATGGTAAGATAACACAAAGTAATCTTACCGCATCTGTAGATAAAATAAACGATATAAAAAGTAATTACAATAAGGAGTAACAATGGGAATAGCATTAGAACATGATAAAAAAATAGACGCGTTAACCTATAGGGTTTCCGAGTTAGAAGAAAAGGTTCGTATACTTGCAATTGCTCTTATTACAAACGAAGTCGGTCATATCCCTGTGGAAGATGAAGTGGTAGAAGAACCAGTTGAAGATGAATATGAAGCAGAAGAGGTTGAAGAAGGGGTAGTCGAAGAAATGGTAGAAGAAGTAGTTGAAGAGGAAGAAGAGGAAGAAGAGGAAGAAGAGGAAGAGCCTAAACCTGTAAAAAAGGTAGTAAAAAATAAACCCGCACCTAAGAAAAAGGTAGTAAAGAAGGCTAAGAAAAAAG